ATTATCTTGAATATATACTCCCATATATTCATCAATCATGCTTTCAATTATTGGTGAATTTATTGCTTCCTCTGCAAATGGTCTTGCATCCATATATCTTGTACCTTCTTCAACAAATTTACCATAGTCTGCACCTGGTGGATTATAAGTTAAACTAAATTCTATTGTCTCTAACTTTTTAGTTTTAGATAATCTTTCCTTTCCTAATTTAGTTTTACCTAATACTCTATTTGGTGTATTATACGAACCAATATTATCATAAAGAGTTCCTGTTTTATAGGCTTTAGTATATCCTCTTGTCAAATTTAATTGAGCAAGTGAGGTAATCTTTATTGCTATGTCTTCAAGTGTTTTCATTTAAGTTTTCACAAATATAGATGATGATAAAAATGTATGATATGTGCTTCCACCTGTTGTACTTATAACCCCTCCAGTACCCATTACTGAGCCTATGTAGGATAAAATTACAATACCACTACCACCACTACCTCCAATATTAGCAGCTGATGGGATAGACCCTGTACCAACCATAGAACCTCCTCCACCTCCGCCGGTATTTGCTTTTCCACTACTTCCTGGATGATTAGAAGCTACATTACCAGTTGTATCTGCTCCATTTCCTCCTCCACCTTGTCCACCTAAAATTTGTCCTCCAACTGGACCCACTCCATCAACACCACTACCTCCACCTCCAAAGTGCCCTGCAGGAAATCCATATCCTAATGTAGCAGCGTAGGATACATAACTACCGCTACCTCCTTGTTCTACGCGGATTGCACCAGCAGCTTGAGATGCACCACCTCCACCACCTGATTTGGATGCATCTCCGTATGAACCACTATTTCCTTGTCTAGGTGTAATTTGTAATACTCCACCTTGTTGATTTGGACCTGAAGATGTACCACCTCCTCCACCTGATGCTCCTGTTGATGCAACTGTAATACTTGAAGTAGAGTTGGAGTTAGTTGCTCCTCCTCCTCCACCATATGCTATTAAACTTACAATAGTGCCTGTAATAGATGTATTTTCACCATTAGCTCCATTAGATGCGGTTGAGTTAGTCGCTACACCACCAGATGCAATGGTTATTATATAGTTGTTATTATTCCGAACTGTAATTGAACCGCTTATAACTCCACCTGCACCACCTGCACCACTCTCTCTTAGATTTAAGTTTGCTTGACCGGCTGCTCCTCCACCTCCAACCAATAAATAATTAACAGAGGATGTACCGAAACAATCATCACATGAAGTATAAGTGGCACTAGCTAATGTAATCGCATTATAGGTTGCACTACCTGTTTTGCTAATTAAAGTCCAACATCTACTACCTAATGATGCAGTATATTGAGAATTGACACCCACAATACTACCTGTTGTTAAAGAGGATGTAGTATTAAATGTTACAGATTGGATTGTATTGTCTTCACAAGCTTGTATTTGCCACTTATCGGTTGCATTAGAGCAAGACACACAACTTGTAAAAGTTGCTTGAGGTATTAAATTGACTAAATTCCAATCATCAAAATCCGTTACACTACTCAATACTGTATAGCAAGTTGGAAATGTTGGATAGGTAGATGAAAAAGTAGTACCTATACTTGCAGTTGTTGATAATACTGCGTAGTAAGATTCAGATGTAGAACAGTTTTGTATTTTATAGCCAGAGCCAGACGGGTCAACTAAAAAAAAAAGACAACGATTTTTGTTGTTGTGAGTAGTTAGAGTAAAGGTGCTCACCCATCCTGCCAATCCATTATTAAACTGGTCTGCAAAAGGTGTACATGTTATATCTCCATTTATCTCAAACCCTGCAACTCCTCTTTGCGTATAAGCTGTTAAATCATTTAGTATTGCAAGAGTATTTGAGTGTATATCTACTGTATCATCTATATTATAAAAAGGAATTGTTTGTGCATTTGTTCTAACTGCCGATGTATTATTTTTATTTTTTATTTTGTCCGCAATGGTTAATTGCACCGTAAAATTAGTTGTATTAAATCCAAAGGTACTCTCTGTCACCAGTATATTACCAAACGGATATATAGGGTATGCTTCAACATCAATCGTAGATATATCACCTTGTGTCACTGCCATAATAGACGGGTGATTACTCATAATTGTCTTAAAGTAATTCAATAAATTATAGTATAAAGTATAATTGGTTCCTGTATTTGCTACTATTGCTGACATATTGGTTTATTATAATTGTATACCACCGAAGTATTGATTACTTTGGTCAGGATATATTTGAGTTTGATTTCCAACTGATTCTAAGTATTGAGGTATATTATTTGAATAAGATATCAAATAGTTTTGTAATCTCAATGCGTAATAGTCTGCATTGTTTAGAGCTTTGTTCAAAAGATAATCAATTTCAGATTTAGCAGGAGCTATACCTTGCTCACTTTGTTGTTTAACTGCACCATTTGATTTGAATTGAACCGAACTAAATGGAATGTATTCAACACATGCATACCACAATAGGGTATATTTAATATGGTCATCCATTAAGTCTTGATAATAAGAACTTAAAGAACCAAATGTGTTTGCAGTGATTTGTGCCTGTAAGTAATCAAATAGGACAGTTCCTAATAAATTCTTTAAGTATTTATCTTGTGCAGTTCTACAAAACGGCAATAAAGCATCTGCATCAATTGCACCCTGCAACGGAGAGTTCTTTATAATATCGTTTCTATTTATGAATAATGCGTATGACATATTTTTTATTTATATATTTCGTATTGTGAGTTATTAACTTCCAACATTGAAAACTTTTCTGTTGGTATTGGTTCTATTGGTGTTTGGTCTGCACTATCATCTGTTGTTGCAGGATTTTCCATACTATCGTTAGTCTCATCTTCTACTTGTCCTATTGTCTTATTAGTTTCTTCTGCAGTTTGTGCAAGTATTACTAATGGAGTTAATTGTTCAAAGTATAATTCACTATCGGTATATCCACCACAAGTTAATGCGTAATCTAAACTATTTAGGATTATATTTTGGAATGGAGAAATAGTCATTGTTTGTAAGATACTAAATGCTGTCATCATTTCCTCTGATTGTGAAGAGAAACCATTGTTCTTTGTTCTAATACCAAATAATAAAGGAGAAGTTACTCTATGTGCAACTAATATTCTATCTTGTGTGTATTCTGCAACATAGTCGTATTTCTCATGTAAGTTTGTAATATCAATCACATCTATTGTTGGTTTACTAGCTACATCATCATTAAAGGACAACATAAATCTACCTGCGTTATCTGTACCTGTAAACTTAGCTTGAACTAAATCTTCAATAGTTTGTCTTTCTTCAGGTGCTGGAACTCCATTGTTGAAGTTTAACATTACTGCCGGTAAGAAACCATTAACAATATTATTAAAGTGTAAATTACTTATCTCACCTTCAGCCATTGCTAATTGTAAAGCACTAACCCAATCTGGTAAAGAGTAGTAATACAAACCTGGACAATAATGTTTAATGTAAAGTATTTCCATCTTTTCATTAGAAGTCTCAAATGCAGGTATTTTCTTTTTATCTCTAATCTTTCTTTGGTCATTCCAATCAGTACAATAGTAATAATTTTCAACCATTGGTGATGAACCTAACTTCTCTGCTCTTAATAATTGAACAGGTACATGGTACATCTTTTTAATTTTAGTATGTGTGTCATCCCAATAAACTTGGAATGCAGCATTACCATACAATTTCAAATCAAAACTAACTCTTTTAATTTCCTCTTGTGGAATTATCTTTTGTAAGGTTTCATTGAATCCTTGGTTCTTTGAATATAAACCTTTACCAAATATTAAATCTGCAATACCTTCAATAGATGCTGCATTAGTTGTACTAACATTGAAAGCAGTAGTAACTGCGTCAAAGAAATCATCATTACCATACACACCAAATGGAATGAATGGATAACGAGTTTTAGTATCTTCCTGTATAATTGGAAGAGAGTTATTGTTTACATTTACAATTGAGAATTTTTGTTGTCCTTTCATATTAATCCATTATGATATATTTGTTCTCACTATCGTGGGAAACATATTGTGTATTTTGATTTTCGTATACCGATTTGTCTATTGATTGTGATGCGTATACTTGCCAACTACCATTCCAAATATTAACCGAAGCACTACCTGATTGGTTGTATAGAACTGCACGATACTCACTTCCTACACTTGCACTTTGAATACTTGCAGTGAATGCAAGAATACTTTCGTATGCAGTATATGAAGCAGATGTAATAGAAGCAGTGAATGTATTTAATCCCATCATATCTGTCAAACTCATAGTAAATTCATTACTACCTGTTATCTCTGTTCTTATTGTGTATGAGTTAGATTGGCTTATGTAATAGCTTAACATTATCTTATCTTTATAATATAATAACAACTAATTTGGTAATAATAGTTAAATGAAAAAACCCCACTCCGAAGAGTAGGGTTAATATTTTTTAGTGTTTATACCGAATGATATTATGCAGATGCTCCGTAAACTATTGTGTAGTTTGCAGTTAATCCACCTAATGCACTTGTAGCAGTACTTCCGGATACGAATTGAGCAGGGAATTGTTCCATACCTGTGAAAGTTAAAGAGTATCCGTAAAGGTCTCCTAAAGCTCCACCTGTTTGAATTGTTCCTCCGGTCATATCAGAACCTTCTTTTTTACCTACTAAGAATGCATCACCATTATTAGTCCAAACAATTATTTGAGGTCTACCATAAGCCATAAGCTTTAATTGAGTAGTCATTTCGTTTGTTAACTTCTTTAAGTTTAGAGTTAATTCTTGTGAAAAGAATGTAGTTCCGTTCTCTCTTGAAGTATTGACAGTTTCGGTATATGCACTAGTTCCTTTCAATTCGTAGTAATACAAAAATGAGCCAGAAGGAACACCTGTCAACAATCCTGATGGAGTTGCTGTTTGAGCTGCTGTTTCTGTGAAAGAACCCGTCACGTAATTGATAAAGTAAACACCCTGTAAACCACCGATGCTTTCTTTACATACTTCGTTTCTTCCTAGAGTTAATGAACAAGGCATATATTTAATTTTTTAGTTTTGTTATTAAAAAGGGTGAGTGTTGAGACCCACCCTTTAATTATTTTTTTTAGAATGCTCCGTAGAATACGATGTCTTGACCAATACCGAATTGAGTACCACCTGTGTA